CGTTGAAGACTTGACAGCCTCAAGACCCATGATCTTAAGTTTAGGTTTGGCGTATGCCACACCTTCGCTATCATGCACATTGAGAATATATCGCTTCTTCGCAGTCCAGATTGCTTTGTCAGCCAAAGACTCACGCTTCATTTCCATACGTTGTTGAAATGCATTGACGTATTCTTTTAGTTCTTCATACGACTCATCAATGAACGGCTGAATCTTATCGTCGCAAACCTTATTCATGAACTTGATCACTTTTTTGGTGTCAGAAGTATCAGGATAAAGTTTCTTGATCAACGGACCCATGTTCAAATAGATTGAGTCGGTGTCCGAAGCGATGACATAATCCTCGCCTTCAGTCTTGAGCAGTTTGTTCATGTACTCGTTGATCTTCTTTTCAATCCAACGAATAGACAACTGACCTGCTGTCGTGATGCCTTCAGCGATACGAATATCAAAGAAGCGGAAGTATTGATTGCCCAGTGCACCGTAAGCGGAGTTTAGAGTAACCTTCTTTGCTAACTGCAGATTGTTATATCGAGCAACTTGTTTCTCAAGATACTGAACTTGATTCTTATCTTCAAGAACAGTTTCGATTTTCTTCTTGGCTTCAATTGCCAACTTCTTATAGCGTGTACGATCTTTGTACATGCTATCCATAATCTCAGGCAGAACACCCTGCTCTTGAGTGCGGAACAACTGACCATTCGGCGTCACAGTTACACCAAGATCTTTTAGGATGCTTGTATCAACTTCTTGATTGAGCAGATTATCAACGTTGATGTTGCAGTTGCTTATAAACCCACGCATGTTGTCATTATACTTCGAAGGCTCAACAAGAGTTTCCATCGAAATATTATACTGCATGATCAAGTGCGGATACAGACTGTTCAAGTCAAATGACGCAACCCATTCGTGCATACCGCAAATGGGATCTTTGACATACGCACCTTCATATTGCGAACTCTTTGTGCTGCGTGACATCTGCGGAATGACAATCTTTTTGCGTAACAAATAGTTGTACACAATCGCATCCCACATACGGACTTGAGTGAACACATCGTCGTAGTTTACTTTGTTGTCATAAGCAAGAGTTAATGCCAACTCAATCAACTTCATCTTGTCTTCGAGTTTCTCAACAAGTTCTACGTCCTTGATGTTATACTCGATAAACTTTTGATAGTCGTGTTTGTATAATTGATGTAGAGTTTCAAACTCAGAATAATCTAACTTCTTCTCACCCAACTCAACGTGAGCAATATTATCAAGACGATAGGACTCTTGCTGCGAATATGTAAACTTGCGATAGAGTTGGATGTAGTCAAGAATCGCAATTCCAGAAAGATCATAGAACTGCACTGGACGATTCATCATCACCGCTTCACGTTTGCTGATGCGATTCCAAGGCGAAAGTTTCTTGGCTTCATCCTCACCAAGAATCTTGGTGATACGATTTGCAAGATAAGGAATATCGAATTGCTCCACGTTCCAGCCAGTGACTACATCTGGATGCCATCGGCTCCATAGGTCGAGGAAGCGTCGTATGAGGTCTGACTCATCTCGACACTTTGCATAGTGCACGTCGTCACGATGCTTGACATAATCGCCACAACCAAACACAAAATAATTACCCTTAACTTTGATGCTGATTGCTGTGATTGCTTCATTTGCATCTCTTGGTTCAGGAAATCCATTTTCGGATCCAACTTCGATATCAAGATAGGCAATAAGTATTTTACTGACATCCCAAAGAATATCGTCAGGATACTCATCAGCAATATAAGCATACTCATAGCGATTATTCCCAAAAATAGGAAAATTGTCGACACTCTCGTACCTCTCTAAAAATTCACGACACTCTGGAATGGTTCCAGGCTGAATGGGTTTGACGTACTCTCCAGCAAGAGTTGTGTATTCAGATTTCTCTTGACTGGAAAGAAAAAAGGTCGGACGGAATTCAACCTTCCGTCTGACCCTCTTATCGTTCTCAACACCTCTTAGAAGAATATATCGACCAGAGACGCTGACATTGGTATAAAAATCGGACATATCACCCCAGGATCAAATCTTTTGGCGGCACCATAATTCCTGCGCCGAAGATTTGATTATACCCGTTTTTCACTTCATCGGCAACATCTGCAGAGCAAATGATCTTATCTTTGCTGACAACGAAAGGACCATTACTTGCCTGCATCCATGGCATAAATCCAAGAACTGGTCCTTCTTGTCGACGTTGCATCACACAAGCAACTGGATTCTTGAATTCAACCATCGTCTCCGTCTCTGCAGAGACGTCCACTACCAATTCCTCGCCACTTACGAGTTTGAGTGCTACTATTGTCATCTTGTTTCTTCCTTTTGTAATTGTCAAAAATATTTTTTTCTCTCAGGCTTTGTGGTACACCATTTCTATACAACATACCATGTTCCATAACCCAAGTATCTTTACCAACTTTCAATGACCACCCATTGAATTCTTTGATCTCAATTTCTTTACTGATCAATAATTCTTTGAGTTCGGATAGCGAGTTCATTATTCACTATCACCTGCATCACGGTTTTCTGTATTGTGACGCTTCAATTTAAATCCAACATGATTGGAGTGCGCAGCAATCAATGATCGGCGAAGATCACCACGCTCATGCGCATCTTTAACCCAACCATAGGTCTCAGCCATGGCAAGTGCACGCTTCATACTGCGTGGAAGTTTAGCATTAAAAAAATCACTACGATTAGCCATTTAGTAAATCCTCACATTTCTTAATAAAACGTTCATTCTGTCCTGGATAAAAACTTTGGTACATATGCCAAAATAACTCTTGCGACATTAAATGTTCAATGTCAGTGAAGCCAAATGTTGTACCAATACCATACTTCGGCATACCATCAGCAAGATCCCAATACGGTGGCGCATCTTTTGGTTCCCAATCCATACGAATTGGTGGAGCATCATAGCGCAACGGCATAACAATCTCAATAGGAATATTACCTTCTCTGGCTTTAAAAGTCAACTCTTCTGCGACATCGCCACGATAATTTGGCATGAATGATGGGCTGCCAAGTTTGCGATAAGTTTCAACAGAGAATGTCACATTGTGTGGAGCAGCAAATATATGCTGATCATTTTGAATATGATTACTTCGTTGAGCATCACCAATCACCCAACCATTATATGCTTTGTCGAAGAAATAGTCAAGCGCATTATCATTTAATGGTACGCAATCGATATCTAGAAACATGATAACATTATGTTCTCTTGCTTCTAACATATTAACTAATTTATCCATCGTATATCCAGGAGGAGCCTCACTCAATACTGGATAATGCGGAATGTTTGACTTGTTAAATTTCTTTACAACTTCTTGCTGTAGTTGTACAATTTTAGGATCGATGTTCTTCATGAATATCGATGCAATGCAAGGTTTCATCACTTGATCCATACAAACTTATCCTCACCGTAAGGGATTACTTTATCTTCACCAAATACATCATGCGCTGCTTTCTTAACAGGATTATGGAAGAAATCATCGCCGATTAAATATCCACCTGGTCGCAAGATTGAACTATAGTTATACAAATCATTATGCACTGATGTGTAGTCATGACCTGCATCAATATAAATCAAATCTGCTACAACTCCCAACCGTGCAAAGACTTCATAAGCATTAATTGAGTCAATTGGGAAGGGGGTGATGATATGCTGCAATCCTCTATGAATAACATTCGATAAGAATTGATCGTACAATCTTGGTCGACCATTACGCATGAAGTTTTTAAACTCAGCGTTATCAGTCCAATGTTCGACAGAACCCAACCAAGTATCAACACATATGATTTCTAAATCTCTTGCATCGCAATGATTGAGTGCGAGATTTGCCATGTTAACGGCAGATCTACCTTTCCAAGTACCAACTTCAATGATTGTTCTTGGTTTAATCTGATTTATCACTTCTTCAAAAACAGGTCGCTCACTCGCCCAACCCTGAAGGTCTTCTTCCAAAAGATCTACGTTTTCGTATGGATTATTAGTTCCATGTATCTTATGTCTTACGTGCATTATTATTTCTCACAAACTGCTAGATATAAACCGTTGTGCCATGTTAGTCCTGGAGTATCTCTTTCTCGTTGAGGTTTGCCAATTTCCCACTTTTTATGAACTTTAAGATTTAGTTTTTCAATCGCTTTCAGGGTCCCTTCTTTCGCAGGAACATGAACCCAATCATCAACAATGAAGATAAACACATCTGCCAAATTATCATAATAATACGTCAAAGCCTTCTCATGATCGAGTTCTGTATGACCACCGTCATAAAAGTAAAAATTAATATCTCGAATTCCAGATTTTTGTTCTGGAGTGAGTTTAAAAGAATCATTTCGAATCAACGTGAAGTCACTCACGCTATTGGTCTTACAATTGTTTAAAAAATGATTGATGACATCATCACCATACATCGGTCCACCGAAGTGATCGATAGCCGTGGCGCTCTGATATTTGTTTTTGTACAGAGCAGAAACAAAAGTCGAACCGCGATGTATTCCAATCTCGAGATATCGAGTATCTTCTTGCACTAATTCATTCAATAGAATTCGAACTTCTGCCGTTGACATTCCATTGATATTGAATACTTGCTGATCAAGTTTTGTGCGTAGAGTTGAAATCTCTCGCTTCAGCCAACGTTCTTGATCAAGACCATGATCAATAGCACGCTCAACTCTTTCTATGTATTTTTTTACGAGTTCTTCCACGGGAGTTTACCATTATGACGTTGTAGCATTGCTTCATTTCCTTTGAGGAAGAACTCTGCTTGCACTGAAAGACCAGTATTGCCTACACGATATCTTACCGTATAATCCCTTGTGCAGTCAAACTTTAGTTTATTATTTGGATGCATTAGAACTGCAGCAATTGCTCGATCAATTTCCATCTGACCAGGCTCGCGGAACTTGCGATACCAGACTGGTGTAATTTGAACAGCAACTTCTTTCTTGACGAAATAACAATTCACATCAACGAAGAAATCTTGCGGATGAAGAATACTTGCCCACATACCCAATGACTCGCAGTCATCGAGGCAAAGAACATTATTATCTTTGTCAATAATCTTGCGAAA